TATCTTCGTAGTAATACGCGATTTCTTCACGTAATTTGTCAATCCACGTCTCGTACTTTTGTTTAAAAACGATTGGTTGAGGATCACCGTCGACAACCATTATTGTTACAAGTTGCTTAATAGGTACACCAGTTCCTTCTTCAAACATATGAGCATAAGCACATTCTTGCATAAAGTAGTTTGAGATTTCGTCTTCGGTCTTTACTCTACTAGAAGTTTTAAAGTCTATAATTGAAAGTTCACCATCGAATTCCCCAATGCAATCAACACGACCTGCTGTTTTTAAATCAATCGAATAAAGCGGAACTTCTTGGGCATAGACTTTGCCAATATACCCATCACACACAGTTTTAATTCCGTTAAAGGATTGAACGTGGTGCGGCATTTCTTCTTTTAAATCTATTTCTTTATTGTTCAAATAGTCTTCTGCCATCGCATGAACTTTAGTTCCACGAGTTGTTGCGTATCGAGTAATACGATTAGCCTCTTCATTCCCGATCTTCTTTCTCCATGCTGCCCACTTATATCGATCTCTATGACCTAAAATAGTAGTGATGGACGAAAACTTACCTTCAGGAGTTACATACTTCCTTCCGTTTTCATTTGTCGTTTTTAATTCTTGGCCGTAGTTCGGCTTCCATTTTATTTCTGTGTGTTCAAACATATTAATAGTGCTCAACGTTACTTCCTGGGTTTGTTTTTTTAATTTGTTTTAGCATGTCATTCCAACCTCCACCAGCTCTCTTAACCATACTTTGACTTCCTTCTAAACTTATTCCTGGTGCTCCTATGACATATTCCCAATCAGGACCTTCTTCTTTTAGAGTTTTTTCTTTGTCGTTATAACTGCAAAACACTTCCTTTGTTTCTCCAGTTTTTTTGTTGTGTATATCGTATGTAGGCATTTTATGTAGTAAACCAAGCTGGAGTGGCACGTTTTGACCAAGCCATATTGAATCTTTCTCGTTTTGTTTTGTAAAATTCTCGATATGATTTAACAGGATCTTCAAACATACACTCAGGATTTGATTGCATCGCTAATGGGAATTTAGTCATTGGACCGTGAGGAATGTTTTTAGGTAATTGCAATAGTGCACCTCGAAGAACTTCGTCGGTCTTATGTACCTTTTTATATCGATAAATGAACTCGTCACAAAGAGCATTAAATAGATCCCAATGCCATTCATAATTTTTTGATGATTCCATAGTCCACTTTGTGCATGGGTGATGCATATGTACTGCTTTATATAATTTGTTTTCTCGTTCATCTGACAATTCCCAATAACGCGACATTGTTTTTCCAGTTGAGGATGGACGTCTATCTTCTACACCGTCGAGCATGCGATGAGCAGTTGACAACATTTGTGCTGATTCGATAATCATTTTCACGACGTGTTTATCACAGTGTTGACGTGCGGCTTCTTGTGGATTTTTATCTAAAACAAAAACATTCATATTATTCCTATATTATACCAAATATTGCTTCATTTGTACATGTCTAAATTAGATCAGGAAAGGCTGCTTGCACTAAAGCCTTTGTAATTTTTCGATATTTTTTATTTTGAAGATTTGTAATTGTTCCATCCTTTGCTGCAACAATAATAGCTGCATCGTCTGGATGTACAGATTCTAAGATAGTAATAAAGGTTTTTTCTTTTTTAATCTTTGGAATTCTTTCTAAACCTTTAATACAACTTCCAATAGGCTTTATCGCTTTGATTATACTCATAGGATATTTTGCTATATTACACTCCTCGAATGGCGGTTTTCCCTTTGGCAAATCTAATACAATCTTATCGTTATAGCATAATTGCAAAACAGTTTTTACCTCAAATGAATCTCCGTGTTCTTTTAAATAGGAAATTCTATCTTCTCGATTTTCGAGACCGCACACTTCAGAGAATATTTCGTGAATATATTTTTTCATAGTTTATCTTTCGTTAGTAAAGAATTCACTTGCTGATTCAACTAGCATGTTGCATCTTTTAGTTATTAAATAATTTAATACTTTATTATTGTTTTTTCCTGTTTGAGTATTATATTTATCCATAATACTTTCGCGTATATCAAGTGGAATGCAATCTAGATCGATCATTGTTTTATTTCTGCAATAGTTACGATATTGCTCTTGAGTCATAAGATCTTCATCGCAAAGATTAGGATATGCTTCATACCACTGTTTAATCTTTTTTGCGTACATCGGTGATTGTCGAATTCCATCTACAAAGGAATTGTCACCGCTTAGGACGTTAGGTACTCCATCACTCGCATCACCACGACAAATGTGATCAAACTTATAGAAAATTGGGTCATCTACCTTTAGAGGTCCACGTTTCATCGGACTAAATTGTTCTACGTTTGAGTAGCGATGTAATTGAATAAAATCTTTGTCGGATGAGATAATCATGACAGGCTCGTTTTGGCCAAATTCTTGAGTAGATTCTACAAGTGTTGCAATTACATCATCAGCTTCAGCGCGATCGGTGTGCACAACAGGATACGGCATATCTTCAGAGATTTCATCGCGGATGCCGTTTAATAGAGTGAAGAAATGATTCCAATCTAATGGAGATTCATCACGAGTAGTTTTACGTTTAGCTTTATAGTTTTCGAAAACTTCTTTTCTCCAAGACGTGCTGTCACACGCGATAATCATTTTTCCGTACTTATCTCGATATTTGAGATTATAACGCCTTAAGGCATTAAGTATCATATGGCGAATAAGGCCTTCTTGAATTTCTTCAGGACGATCTTGAGAAAATATGGCAGCTATAGCTATGCCGCTGTAATCGACGATAATCATAATATATATTTTTTTCTTTGGTAATTAATAGGCTATATTATACCAAAAAAAGAAGCTTTTGTACATGTTTAATTACGTATCAGCTTTTTCGTTTATTAGATGATTAAGGTGTTTTCGATGAATTTTTCCTCCGACGAAGGCATTATAATATTCATCGGGTTTAAGTAGAACATCGTTTTCGACTTGTTCTTTCATTTCGTAATACGACATTTCTCCAGAAGTTTTGCAAAGCCGAAGAATATATCTTTCGAAACGCGATTTTTCGCTATTTTCTACTAGAGTTTTTAATGTTTCAGACGAACCATAATAAGATTTCCAATCTGATTCTTTAAGAGATCTTCTTTTATTTTTTCGGCCTTTGAGCGGTGGTCGAGTAACTTTAGACCAAAATTTCTTTTTACCGATATAGCTCATATTAGCTTCGGTGTCAACTATTTTGTATACAAATCCTATATAATCTTCAGGGACATTATCAAATATTTTACTATCATTATGCAATTTCCATTCGTTCATAATAATTTCATCCAATCTGTTTTTTCATCCATTAGTTCAGTACCATCTATTTCAAGTAATTGTTTAAGGATACCATAGTTATTTATTCTAGTACCGTAAGCTTCTTTGTGACACTTATAAACACTGCCGCTTTCACCAATAAATAGCCAATGACTACCATCGTCTTTCACTTCAGAGATACCACTATTAAGTTTCCAACTATCACTAGTTAGATAACCACCGCTCCAACCTGCAAGAACTTTATAGAGATTCTTTTCGACTTTTACTACTACCCAATTGTCTGGTGTATTTTCCATTCATTCATATAAGTATTTATTCATCCCATTCGGGATCATAATCATCTTCTCCATCAAAGACTTCACTTCCGCAAAACGGGCAATATTCAGGCTCGACAAACTCGGTTTGCTTATCTTCGTCCCATTCTATTGAGTAATGACTTTTGCAGTGACAACAGTATAATTTTTCAGATGCCATATATTAACCTTCGCAAGATGTACACGTTAGTAAATTTCTGGACAATTCTTGTGCAGGATTTGTTCCTCTATGGTAGTATAACGTTTTTACTCCTTGCTCCCAAGCATAAATTAAAAGTTGATTAACATCTCTTGGTGGTGTTTTTGGGTGTATCATTAAATTAATACTTTGCGATTGGTCAATATACTTTTGACGTATTCCTGTTTGGAGAATAACTTCCTTTTGAGAGATTTCACCAAAGGTTTTGAATACATCTTTCTCATGATCTGATAAGAACATGAGGTGTTGAACACTTCCACCAGTTACAAGAATAGATTTCCAAACGTCCTGTGTGTCGTGTCCGTAGTTGCTTAAGACTTCTTTTAGATGTGGGTTCTTATAAGTAAACTTGCCTTTTGCGAGATCTTTGACAAAGTAGTTACTATTCAAGGGTTCAATACTTGGTGATACTTGACCAAGAATGAAGGAACTTGAAGTTGTAGGTGCAATTGCTTGTGTTGTCATATTTCTACGTCCTGATCCTTTAAGCTTTTCAGGTTCTCCTAGCGTCTTAGCCATTTCAGCAGAAGCAGCCAAGCTTTCACTTTCCATATGACTAAAGATCTGATTAGTGAGCATCTTAGCTTCTAAACTCTCGAACGCTACACTCTTAGATTGTAAGAATGAGTGCCATCCAAGTACACCAATTCCAAGTGCACGTTGTTCCATCGAGAACTTACGAGGTGCATCCATAAATGGTAAACCTTCAGTCTTTTCAATGAACTCTTCAATTACAGTGTCAAGAAAACGAGTAAGAACTTGTACCGCATCGGTTTCTTTCCACTCTTCATAGTGCAATAAGTTCATAGAAGATAGGCAACAAACAAATGATTCTTCTTCAGTTGTTGATAAGCAAATTTCAGAACATAGATTTGATGAGTAAATTTTACCACTCTCCTTAGGCTTATTCTTATTCACTGTATCACTAAACATGATATAAGGATAACCACTCTCATAACGTTTTTGAACAACTTTACCCCAAATCTTACGCTTATCTTTATCGCCATCAAGCATTTCTTTCATGAACTTATCAGTGACTGTTACACCGATTGACATGTTTTGAATAGGATTGCCATCACTACGTATTTGAAGAAACTCTAAGATATCAGGATGTTCAATTGGCATATAACCAGCGAAAGAACCTCGACGAACGTTTGACTGAGAAACAACGTTCGTCATAGTCTCAAACAATTCCATGAAATGCACAGGACCATTTGAATTACCACCTGCAGATATTTCAGAACCACGACTACGCAGTTCTCCAAAGTATGCAGATGTTCCTCCACCCATTTTAGTCATCATGCCGACCTCGGCCTGTTTACCTAAAATAGATTCCATAGTGTCGCCAATAAAAGATCCAAAGCAAGAAATGGGTAAGCCACGTTTAAGCCCATAATTCGCCCAGATAGGTGAGGCAAGTGAATACCATCCCTTCTTCATATAATCTTCAAACTTGTCTGCATATCCATCTTCACCCAATGTTCTTTGAGCTTTGAGCGCGATTTGCCTTACACGTTTTTCAGGTGTTTGACCTTCTGTTAAGTATCCTCGCTCAAGAAATAAGCGCGAGTCTTTGTTCAACCAATAATAATCTTCCATAATATATCTATACCTTTAAAATAGGTCGTCTTCGTCGTATGATTTGTCTTTCTTCGAATATTCAGTAGGTCGTTTAAAGAAGAAGTCAGTAGCAGTGTTGCCTAATACATCTTCATCAAACCACTCTGTTTTTGCAAGCAACTCTTTATCGATATCATCAAACACTGGCTCAATGCCAATCTGTGTTAATGAGTCGTTTAATCTGTTTTTAATAAAGTTATGCATGATAGGAGAACTGAGGTTCTCTGATTGATAACCATTTACAGACCACTCGATAATCTTAGATTCTGCTTTAAATGCTTCAACACACTCAGAACGAATACGTTCGATAAGCTCTTCATCAAAAAGCTCAGGATGTTCTTCGCGGATAACGTTTATTAGCTTTACGCCTACCATAGCATGAAGCATTTCTTCTTTTGAAGTGTATGCTACTTGCTGAGCAACATCTTTCAATTGGTTTCTAAAACGATTAAAGTAGTTAATAGTATAAAATTGACTAAACAACGATACGTTCTCTACATATAAAGTAAACAATACAAGAGAATAAACATATTGCTTTTTAGCATCTTTGTAATGCTTCTTTAGATACTTACGCAAGTACTTTACACGATTTTGAATAATATCTAGTTTAAGATTTTCTTCAAAGATGTCTTCCATATCGAGAATATCGATAAGTCTTTCATAAGCATTGTTGTGAATTACTTCTACGTTTGCCATCACATAACCTAAGTCAGTGATAGACGGGTGAGGTAGGTTTTGGCCTACGTTAGCCCAAAAGGTTTTAACCGCAACTTCGATTTGCGCAATTGCAGACAGACTTCGTGTGACCATATCACGTTCGCTGTCTGACATATGTACTTTAAAGTCTTGGACATCAGATTGGAAATTGAATTCCTTATCTGTCCAAAACCCGTTATGCATTGCTTCAATGAACTTTTCAGTCCATGGGTAATTATCTGGTTTTCTTGATATTTGTTCTACGAATATTGACATAGTAATGGGCTTTTCTTTCGTTATTGTTAAGGGTTATTATACCACAAAGTAAGGCAAATGTACACCGCTAATTATTCGTTAGCTGCTTTTGGTCTAATTGCTCTTAATGCGCCCGTTTCTTCGTTTCGTAGAATTATTACAGAACCTTTATTATGTCTGTGAAAATTATAAATTGATTTTTCTTTAGCATCTTCTAAATTAAGATACTTACCCCATCTTTCAAATTTTGTTCTACCTGTTTGAAAACGATTAAATGTTTCGTTCGATACATTGAACTCACGATATTTATCCTTTTTCTTTTTTTCTAACGGTTCAGCGTTTATTGCAATCGACCCAGTAGTTACATTATCATTAATCATTTAACGATATCCTCCTGAGTAATATATATTATTTGTGCTGTATTTTTGTGTCTTGCTTTAAATACCGAATGACCCAATACTGTGCCATGAGGTGAAGACTCCGTGATTTCTACCCAAGAACCTTTTTTTGCTAATAGTTCTCCAGTCTTGGGTAATGCAATGTCACGAACCAATGCATATTTACCTGTTTCTATGTCTCCATGTTCGGTTAAATACCACTCATTGAGCTCGGGTTTGTAATCTTCTAGATCCAAACCAATCGATTCCTTTATAACTTTTATTAATTTTTTGTCGCTAATTCCAGTGTGCTCTTTAATTAGAAAGAGCGCAGCTGCATAGGATGCAAGAGTCGACTTGCCGAGCGGAATCTTATTTATCAAGCGCTTGATATTGTAAACCAATTTATGAAATATATTATAAGCTGATTTTTCTTCACTTGTTTCTGGCTTCTTAAGTTTTTTGCCGTTTTTATCTACGATACCCAATTTGTATGCACTTGTTCTATCCCATCGGGTAGTGAGCAAACGTAAAAAACGAATTGCGTAGAAAAAATCTGGTCCTCTTAAAAATCCCATTATATTATAAATCCTTTAGTTTTGTTGCTATACTTAAATCAATATTTATATTTGTGTGAACGTTCTCTGGCAAATAATTTAAATAAACTAAAAATGTTTTAAGCGCTGGCCAAAGATTGACATCAACTCTATAAAAAATCATTTTATTTGCCGCATGAATTTCAAATACATTATAAATCGTTATTATATGATTTAATAGAAGGCGTTCTTGGATAACCCCGCTTTCGCGGTATCGTCTAAGTAATCTTACTACGTATTTGAATTTTGCTAAATCGTCATAAAATTCTTCAGGACTTAAGCACTGAAGATTCTTATAGTATTTAGCAGCATATAGTTCAAAGTTAGCATTATTTAGTTCATCAAATAACTTCATAAATTTATTTATATAAACTTATGATGCTTGTGCCGCTTGAGTTCCTAAAATATAAAGATGAAAATCAGCGGTGTCTTTCTTATAAGGGTTCTTTTTATTACCTTTATCTTTTTCTCCAGCTTGATAAGCTTCGGAATCTTCAACTTGTTTTGCAAGCTTAGTATTAATAAAGATCTTTGAAATAATCTTATCGATATCGCGTTGAGTTGCTTTAGTATCTCCACCTTTTACGAACTCTTCGGGCTTAATCGCTTCATGAATTTCACCTTCAACCTTTTCAGGTGCATCAGTTTCAATTACAAAACCTTCATCGCGTTTCGCTAAACGTGCTCTAGCTTTTGCTTTTCTTTCTGCAGCTTTTTTAGCTTGGGCTCTTTCAGCATTTTTCTTCATGCGCTCTTTCTTTTTAGCAATCTGAATTCGCTCTTTTGCTTTTTTAAGTTTTTCGCGATCAGCTGCTTTCTTGTCCATCTTATCAGCCTTTTTTGTAGCTGCTGCAGCTCTTCCTGAAGTTGAAAGTCTATTTGCAGCTTTTTTAATTCCACTACCGATTTTGCTAAGTATGCCTTCTAACATTTCCTCAAGTTCTTCATCAGTCATTTCTTCGATGTTGATGCTTTCGTCTTCAAGTAAATGAATAATAGCTTCGTCTAAAAGAGCTGATTCGTCTAAATTGTTTTCTTCTTCAAGATCAGCTGATTCGTCCTTTGGCATTTCGTCATATATTTTTTGAACGAACTTGATAACATCGTTTGCACTAGAAAAGTGTTCTTCGTAATCTTTACCTTTACCCTTTTTACGATCATCGTGAGTAACTACTATACCTTTTTTACCACCAAGTCGAAGAGTGATGATGTTGAAAATAGTAAGATTGATAAATGCAGTACCATATTTCTTAGAGATGTCAAGCTGTGGGAATGTACCAGCATTACCTACTATGTTCTTTTTAGCCCACTTCATTACCTTTTCGATATCACCAAAGTTTGCGGCTTCTTGAAGTTCAACAGATTCCTTTTTGCCAAGAATCTTTTCAGCAGCGTCTTGCTCTATTTCTACAGGATATTTTTTACCATCAAATTCGAATTCATCCTTACCAGCAAGTTTAGCTTTAGCAGCAGCTGCAGTAAATTCGTTACCTTCTTTAGTAAAATCAACTGATTCTATAGTTCCTTTTTCAATTTCAACTGCAACTTTAATTGATTTTTCAATATCTCTAACTTTACCAGAAAAACCTTGTACGTGATAATCTGTACCCATACGTTTCATTATGATTGGATTACCAACTGGCTTAATTTTAAGCTTCTTAGCCATTGATGTAAATTTAACTAGTTTATCTTTTGATTTAAATCCACGAAAGTCAGTTACGTCTTCAGTAATTTGTGTTGACTCAACTTGTTTCTTTTGTTCTGGATCGTCGTGCTTTTCAACATCATGAGCATCGATATGGCTTTGATCTTTTGCAGAACTTGCAACGGTTTCTTCCATATCGGCTACTAGTGCTGCAACCGCGGCGATTACTTTTTCGTCGTTAGCATTTGGAAGTTCTAATTCCGCTGCTAGTTTTTTAGGATCAGTGATTCCTTTTCCATAAAGTGCGTGAAGCTGTTTCATTTTTGCTTCAGATAACTTTACGCTTGGAGCCAAAACTTTTTTAACTGCTTCGGCCACCGATAGTGTTTTTGGGTCGTGTATGTTCATATTTTTACTTGGTTGTTATGCGGTCTGTTTGGTGGCCGCTCTCATTTTTTCTATTCTATCCATTTCGGCCTTCTTGACCTTAGGTAAAAGTTTTTTTGCTATTCTTTTAATTACTGCTCTTTTTGCTTCGACTTTTTTATCGATAGCTATCTTTTGAGTATAAGACATTGAATTGTAATCTCCTTTTGCAATCTTAGCACGTATCATTTCTCGTGCTTTTTTCTCTGAGCGCACCTTTAGCGTATTAGGATCAGCTTTCTTTTTTGCTTTTATTTTTCGCTTCATCGCCATCTTAGGAGCAAGTCTTTTCATTATGCGCGATCTTTGCATTCTTTGCGTTGAAGTCAAAGGTTTTTCAACTAGAAACTGTGAGAAACTCATCATAGTGATGGTGTTCCCCAAAAGATCATTGCTACTGAACCTGTGATCAGCGCAGTAAGAGCAATCCAAAATATTTTGTTTAGTACACCCACTGCTCCTTCTACATCATGCAGATTTGTTTCAACCTTCCTCATTCTGTCGTCGAGATCTTGAAGCTGTTGATGCTGTGCTATGTTTAAAGATTCAAGACCAGCTAGTTTCTCTTCTGCTCTCGCAATAGAAACAACTGCATCGGCGAGCTTATCAATCTTCTCTTCGATGCGGTCTAGTCTTGTTGATTCGCCTTTGTTCATTGTCATCTATTTCAAATTTTAAATTGCGGTACGGATTTAGTAACGTAAACTAGCGCTGTATAAAGTTGCTTAATGTCTTTTTCAGGTACTTGAATATATTGTCTACCATAATTAATTTGTAGGCCTGATCCTTTGCCTTTGCCCATTGCAAATTTAGTAAAGGTAATTTTTCCTTTTTGAAAAAGTTCTGTAGATTCTTCAACTGATTCTCCTAGTACTGCATCAACGCTATCGCTTGGAAATGTCTTTGGATTGACCTTCATTTGTTTAAGGCCTTTATTAATAGCTTCAACAGAGTTACGTGCTTTTACATCAACTGTTTGTCCTTTAAAGAGCTTACCAGCTTTCTTAGTAATAGTGACTGTCCAAAATTTGATTGCTTCTTCAAGATCAGTAGATTCGTACACTTCATACCCAGCCTTTTTCAACTGTCCTGCTTCTTTATTTGTTGAAGGAACCCAAAATTTATCATCGTCGCCCATGAATATTTGAGTTTTATATTTCTGTTTAGAAGCGGCTTGCTTGGCAGCCTTAGGATTTGAAAATTTAGCTATATTAGAACTTGGTATTTTAGCTTCTTGAAAGTCTTTTCTACCAAACTTATTACCAACGATCTTCTTCCCCTGTTTAATTTGTGCAGCCGATGCAGGAGAATCTTGTGCATCTACCTTAAATAATTCTTTTCTAAACTTATCAGCAGCACTCGAATCGATCTTAAACATCATTTGACGCAATGCACGAACTGTAATATTTTTTGCTTCTTCGATTTCAGATGATTCGAGTTTAGCCAACTTAGATTTTAGCATCTTGATATACTTATCTTTTCCTCCGTATTGTTTAACCATTTTAGGAGATGGATTTTTAATTAGATCCTTTAAAGATTTAGCATCGAGTTCTTTCTCGCTTTTTTCTTCGATATCATCTTCACCTAAAGAGCCTTTGGCGTAAGAAAGTTTTTTAAGTTTTTCTTTAAAAGCCCGTGTTCTTCCGTCAAGATTTTTTTCAAAAAGCTCATATGTGGCTCGAATTGATTTTATAGAAGTAAAATCAGCTTCCTCGAAGTATAAAAAATCGTGATCAAATTCTTCTCCAAGAGAGATTTGACATTGTTTTATTAGTCTGTGTTTATTTAAATCCATTATTTTCCCATTAGTTAAAGTTATGTTTACTTCTATTTATATTATTTTTACCCTCCAAATTCGTGTCCTGCGACTCTTTTCATTTGTTTTTTATATTCTTCAAAGTCTGGTTTTGACTTATATAGTTTAATAGAAATTTCATCTCGTTCTTTACCTTTGATTCGCCATTTAAATCCTTGTTCGAGATGTTCTGGGTCAGTAGTCTTGATAACTCGACGTTCAAAGCCATCTTCCCAAGTTTCTCCTTTATATTTACCTTCGCCTTCATCAATCGATTCTTTTTTTACTTTTGCCCATAGATCAGCATCAGTTGTTTTCTGTGTTTTACCACCAGTCAAGAATGAATTTACTCGTGCAAATGCCCACTGATGAGGAGTTGCTCCAGGACGATGACCCGTTTTCCACGCTGCCATTCCTCGATCAAACACCTTTTTTAAAATACCATAAGCAACTCCTGATTCTTTTGCTTTCTTTACTAATCCAGCAATTTGTTTTTCATCGAGTTGACCCGGTGTGTCTTTTTTATATTTTTTTTCTAATTCATTAGAACCGTATTCGCCAGCGTATTCACTAAATTTTTTATGGTAGGCCTTTGTATGTTTAGAAACTTTTGTTTTTGCTTGAGCATCTCCTGGAGCATCCTTATACGCATTCGGATTATCATCATCCATATCAGCCTGTTTATTAAACTGTGCTTGACGTTTTGCTTTGGTTGATTTTCCAAGGCCTTTGCCGTAAGGCTTACTTAACTTTTCGCTTAAAGAATGAATAAAATATTTTTTGCCATTTGTACCAACTATAAAATTGGATTTTCGTTCTTTAACAACAACTGTTTCTTCATTATGATATACCGTATCTCCTTCGTTAAAAATTTCTCCGGCAATGTATTGTTCTCTTTTTTCAGATAGCTCTGGAAGTTGAATGTGCTTTCTAAAGTTAACCATTTCTTTCAAGCCCATTCTTTTACGAATAAGATTAAATAACGTCATATCTTCTCCGTATGCTTTAGGTAATCCAACCGCAAAGGCTTTAAAATCTCCATCGATTGCAGCTTGACGCATTTTAGATGCACTCATTCCAGATACACCTTCGGCATCTGGATCGCGATCTCCTGCAGATTCAATTACAATTCCATCTGGAAAATCATAAAAACCGTGCCTTGCATTTTTTCCATTATACGCGTTAAGTAATTTTTGAAATTCTTTAATTCGATCAGATCCTACAACCATAGTAAGTTTTGTAAAACCCTGTTCGTACAGCTGAACCGCGATATCAATTGCTGTTTTTGCTTTTTTATCTTCAATAATGTTGCGTCCATGTTTTGGAAACATTTTACGCATTACTTTAATTTTTTCTTTATACTTAAGCGGATTCTTTTTTGAATCATTTGATTGCGATGCGTAAATTCTATAATTATTTCCCTTTGCTACGAATGCAACTTTAGCTAATAATTTTCCGTGGCCAACTGTTGGAGGATTAAATCTTCCAAATGTAAATACAACCTCCTTTGTTTTGGCTTCGCTATATTGTTTAAATGACTTCATTATCTTTTTCGTTTTGCTTTTGTGATTTTCGCTTTATACGGTCCACTTTCCATTTTAGCTTCAACTTGAATAAGTGTTCTAATATAAGATTGATAAGGAGATTCTAAGTTTCCTCCGCTGTGATCTTCTATTTTACCTGCTTGCTTATACAAAAATTTCCAATTACCTTTTTTTGCAAAGTTGTATAGATCTTTGGTTTTTCTTTCAACATCCTTTTTTAGCATATCATAGTTCATCTTGCCGATGCCAATAATAACTACTGCAGGATTTTCAGGATTCGCCTTCGTTTGCGGATCTTCCATATCGATATAACCCGAAATCTCTTTTGCAGATTTGGCTTCTTTTAATATTTTTTTTATGTCGTTTAGCGTTCCCATCCTTTTATTACATCCTTACTAAAATTGTTCATTGAAAATTCCATGCGGTCGACTAATTTAACTGCTCCACCTTTATTGTCAATAGCAACAAAACCTTCTGAGCCTGTAACTTTAAAGCCGTTAGTTGTTCGAACGAATGTATCAATATTTTTTAGTTTATCTAATTTATTTATAATGATTAATTTCGCGTCAACTATTGCATTCATGAGTTGAAACATTAAATCTAAATTCTTTTTATTATCATCAGAAAAGAAACGAAGTAGCTCAGCCCGTTTTGCCATTACAGCTGCTTTACCCCTATCGCTTTTTCGTTTTTCTATTTCTTTTCCAAACTTATTATCAAACCACTTTAATAGATCTTGAACGTGTTTTTTAGTATTTTGAATACGTTCTCCTTTGCGGACAAGAGTGTTGTTAAATGTTTCAACTTTAATTGCGAGATCTAAATTATTTTCAAGCTCTGATAGTGTAGTTGATTTAATCTTTTGAAATATTTTACCAGCCTTTGATAAAGATTGAGTTACTTCTTCGGTATCAAGCTTAGTCAATGTTGCTGTTCCTGATAAATCTTTTAATGCAGCGTCTTGATACCAAACGCTTGATTTCTTTTTTAGTCCTTTAAGATTTACTCCAAACGATGCTTTCATTGAAGCGAAATCTTTTCCTTTATACGTCGTGTGCCATACGACACCAAGATTTGCCTTTAAAATTGTTTTTGCTAAATTTGATTTTGAAGGTATCGCATAAACAATTGTGTTCGGTTGAAACGTAATCATTTTTTCGCCGTCAATTGTTTCAGTACCTACATCACCTTTAGTAAACATTATATCACCTTGAATAACGTCAGTAATTCCAAGATCTTTTAGCTCATCGAATGCTACTTTTAGTTTAGTGTTTAAATCTCCGCTTGTATCAGCATCGATATCTGCGTGGCTTTTGTATACCTTAGGATCTTTATTAAATATCCCTTTTTTAGCAACAAAGAATTCACCATCGCTTGGGTCGATTCCAGCAAAAACTGCAGGAGCTCCATCCCATTTTACAGTAACATCAGTTGATGAACTTGTATTTCCAGCTAACATATCACGCAATGAGCGAAGAGCTAATATTGCTTCACGCGCACCTTTTACACCACCATAAATCACACGATCTTCGATGTGTGTCATGTGCACGTTCTTACCAGCCTTGGCTGCTTCTTGTATTTCAATGTATGAACTAAACGATTTCATGGTTTTAATTCTACCTTTGCTTGTTTAAGATTTCCTTTTGATCCTACTGACTTTTTTAAATATTTGATAAGTTCTTTTATTGCTTTTCGATATGTTCCTTTAAATTCAAATTCACCATCATCGAGAACACTTACTGCTGAGCGGGTGATTGGAACTTTAAAACCAAATTTCCATTCTCCTTTATCAAACATTCCTGGACTTTTTCCGTGTTGAATTGTGTCTATTGCAAATGGTGTTTCGTTTAAAACATCTTCATCGAGCTCGACGTCGTCCAATAAATCAGTAACGGTTTTTCCTTTTTCCCAAAATTTACAACTCCAGTATTTTGCTTTCCATTTTGGACCTGGATCAGTATCGCACTGAAAGCGAGCTCTAAAGCTTTTTAATCTTCCAGGATCATCACGTTTAATATCCATATTCGGGTCACCAAAACCAAGTTTAATGATGTTACCTTTTTCGTTTTTTACGTACACGTGAAATTTTTTATCGTCTCCTTTTGGTGCACGAACTGGTTTATTAAGTGTTACTTTTTTCCCCTTATATTCGGCTTCGTTCAAATGTTCTTTAAAATTTTTCATTATTTTAAAAATTTTATAAATTTTTCATGTGTTACAGTTTGTGTTCCTTCGAAGTTAAAAGAAAATCTTCCAGAAGCATTTGTTCCTGTTCTGAATTGTGTATAATAAACGTCATCTTGTTTAATACCACTAACAACAAATAAATCAATGTTTATATGGTTACTGCCTTTATTAGTTTGTGCATTCATACGAATACCAGAAATAGGAAATTGAACGTCCTTTAATTTTTGTTTTTTCTTTTCGACATAATCATCAGCAGATCCAAGATATTCGTATGATTTACCGCCAGATTTTCCGTATACCTTATATAGAGGAAGAGATGTTTTACCAAAATAAACTTCCTTATGCATATCAATTACAGCAGATAATATTTCATTCGAATCAGTAGAACCGATAATTTCTTTTACCGCTCCTAACGAATATGAATTTGCTAATAGCTTCGATATAAGATCGATATTAAGTGTATCTTTTGGTTTGAATTTCGTTATTTGATCTTTCGCCTTTTGAATAAGATAGTCTTTTGAATTATATGTAGATACAACTTGGTTTGCTTTATTTTGAACTTCAGCGACTAATTTATTAGCATTATCGATTGATATTTTTTCTAATTTATTATTAAGACTTTGAGCCTGTGCTTTCTCAATAAGCATATTGCTATTTTCAGCGTATTGTTCAAGTAAAAACATATCACCCTTATCGAGTTTAAATAGTTTTTGATATCGTTTTAGAACTGTTTTTCTTTCGGATTTTAAAGATTTTTTTAATTTACCTTTTATCATTCCAGCAAATTTTTTAACAGCTGCTGTGACTTTAGAATATATGTCTTTTATCTTCGTTGCTGCTTTATTAAAGATATCAATAATACCTTCATTTAATTCGATCGATTCATTTACGAGATCTGTAAAATAATCATCATACGATGGTAATCCATATTTCTTAATAAGATAAGAAGTGACCTTCCCAAGCTGGGCTCCAGTAGCAGACTTCTTTAATGATATTTGGTAAAATTGAATATTCGATTTTTCACCAGTAATAAGTCCTTTATTGTCAGACGTAAATTTATCGGTCTTCATCGCTTCGATGGTTTTACTCGCATCAGCAGATGAGATAATCATGTCTGCAGTATTGGCCTTTACTCCTGTTTTATGAACATTTTCGTTATCTTCTTCAGCAGAATAATAATCATTGATTCTACCGTGAATGATGTTTGGCTTGAATTTTACAAGAGGCATGAAATCTGCCATTCCAGCTATAAGACCAATCATTTCAGTAAAATTCTTTGATGTCATTGTATCCATCTTAGAAATAATAGTCGATTTGCCTTTTGAATCCCAATCTTGTCCATTTCCTAAAATGCTTTTTACTTCACCAATAACCTTTTCTCGATCAAGCGCATCAGCTTCAGCGTTTTTATAATACACACCAAGCGCTTGAACGGTTTCAAGTGTAGAAGTATCTTTGCCCCAATTAATATCAGAACCTAGTTTTAAATTGTTGTAATAGTTATCAACTGCTTTTTCATGCCAAGCAACTGAACCCATTGAATTGCCATCAGGAGCATCAAAAATTTCGAATGCAGCCTGTAAAGGTTCTTCTTTATTTCCAAATATTAAAGCGTCGCTCGGTACATTGGTTGGGTCCAATTTACTAAATACAGGATTAGAAGGCAATTTTAATTGCGAACCTACTTTATTTTCAAACGTTGAAATTTTATCGGTCTTTAATGTAAAGAGCGATCCTGGTCCATATTTTCCAGCGCTTACAGTAGCCTCGTTGATTACACTTAAAAATTCTCTGTAATCTCTAAATGATATTAATCTAAGCATATGTTTCGATCATTCGTGTTAAGTCACTATCCGAAATATTTACTCCTGATTTAAGAGTACCAGCCTGCATATTTAAAGCGCGGGAAAGTTTACGTAAATTAGCAGTTTGTTTAGACTTACCTTTACGAAGTAAGTCAACTGTCTTTTTACGAGTAGCTGCATCTAATTGCAAATCACCGTCTAATTTAATTTTATCAACAATGGTTTCCATAAAGTCATAGATTTCAGCATCTGTCGGATCGATCTCAATCATAAATGCTCGAGTACGTATTGCGCCATCAGGATCAAGCTTATCCATCTTCAAATTCGAGATGAAAATAATCTTACCTGTAAATTCAAAGAAGCGCGGAATCTTCCCATCATCAATAAGTTCTTGTGGATCTTCGTATTCGTCGGGCTCAACAACGTTTTTACCCATTTTATTCCATACGAGTTTCCTTACCTTTTTAGTATCAGTAGCAGCTTTAAACATATTGCGTGCTTCTTGATCTTTTAATGCATCATCGGAATCATCAAACAAGACAATATCGTTTTGATACTTGAATAAAAGTGAATAGATACCAGCAGCAGATGCTGTACCAGTGTTTTTAAAGTAACCATTTCCATCTTGTAAACCAATATCGCCTAAAACTTTTTCAACTGTATATGTTTTACCAATACCGCCTCGGCCTGCAATAAAGAGTGCATTAGATGCACCAGACGCAGTCATCTTAATAAGATTTTCAAGGTCGGCAAGTTGCTTTTCGTACGTAAGTTTTTCTTTTTCTGCTTCTAGCTCGTCAAGCTGTGAGTCATAAGAATATGTTTCTTTTCCTCCTGCAACTTTAACTGATCCTCGTGTAGTACCGATTGCAGCAAGAATGTTTGATTTTTGCGTAAGAAGTTTTTTAACATCTTTATTGTTTCCTCTCCATTCGTATTTTCTTCCGTTCTTTTGAATCAATTGAGGAAATTGAGCTTCGATTTCATTAAAGATCTTTGTTCCAGTATACTTCCAAACTTTATAAACCTTGTGTTTAGTAAATCCAGGAGAAGATATCAAAGAAACCACATTATCATAAGCATCTTCGGGATTGACTGATTCTGTAAGAATATTTAAATCTTCTTCTCCAAATTCTTCTTTTAAATCACCACCTGTTGGAAGGGTCATAAATGGACCTGCTTTAATTTTTCCAGTCTTTATCATTGGAACAATCTGAGGAAGAACTTGAACTAAGCTCACATCTTTTTCAAAAGAAATATGAAAGTTCGGTCCTTGAGTTGTTCCGTTCCAAAAATCGATCGAAGATAAATTGGTGCTACTCGCTGAACCAACGCTTTTCCAATTAAATCGTATAGATTCTATCTTTTTACCTGGTGCATAATATCTAATACCATAGCCAGCACCGTTTGAGTTTTTAAATTTCTCAAGACCTAAGTTAGCAAACATTTTCTTAATGCCTGTCTTTTTCCTAAGGTATTTAAGTATAATTCGAGATGCTTTTTCTAACGATCCCGTCGATAATTCTTCTGTTATATATTCTTTAAATTCTAGCATAGTTCCCATAGTGTGTTAAGTTGTAATACTTTATTCTATTTATAACAACTATAGCTTTAATAATTTGCCCAATTACATTTTTTCCACTGACTTTGTTCAAACCATCGAATAAATAGCCCCCGCTCTCGGCCATGGGCTTCTATTTCCCAAGGATGATCATAATAATCTAAAGAATCGAGATTAACCGTTTTGCCTTGCCATTTGCACAATTTAATAGTTCGAGAGAAATCTTTTAGCTCTCCTCGAGCGTATTGCTTTACGTGAACCATCTCATGAGCCACAGTTGAAAGCATATCTTGTAATGATTGTGAAGAATTAACTCTTATGGTGAATTCTCGAGGTCTATTACATGATTCGTCTTCCCATATACAGTCACCAGATAAACCATCTTTTTTATCGAGTTTATTGATTAAGAAAATATTAACAAAAAGTTTATTTTGTAAACGAGGCATCAAATGTAAGCCAACCCAGTGTGCAATGTCACCTGCCATTTCTCGTTTTTTTGAACCTGAACCTATAACGGTAATAAACACTATATCTTAAATGCTGAGAAGTCGTTATTGTTTGCAGGTGCTGAGGCAGTAATCTCATCGCTCGATAACGTTTGCGCTGAATCTTCTACATCATATAATCGCATTTTAGCTCGATCAATACCAACTACGAATCTTTTATTCTGAGTTGGATCATTATAACGGTTTTTTAATTGTTTTACCATCACTTGATTCATACCTTCGAGCTGTTCAGTAGATATAAGAGCAACCATCAAGTCTGCAGTTGCTGGCAGACCAAACGATTCTGATGTATCAGTGAGTTCAACATCGGTATTACCAAATCCTGTACGAGTAACTTGAGTTGCTGACCAAATCGGTAAATTTTGTTCAACCGCAAGACCACGTAATTCTTCAGCAATTGCTTTAATTAACGAATAAGTATTTACAGATCCGCTAAGACCCTTCATTCGAGAACTACCACAAATATTCAAATAGTCGATATAAATTACATCGGGCTTGAAATCCTTCTTAAGCTTAAGTTCATCGAGTAATGCTCGAAAATGGCCTACGTGTGCTGTTGCTGTAGGATATTCTTTAACGATAAGACGGCCGCGCGTTTTCCCTTTAAGCTTGTTAACCTTCGAATCAAAAAGTTCCCGAGGCAACGTCTCAAGTTGATCAATTGGAACGTCAAATAGGTTTGCGTCGATTCGTTCAGCAATCCTTTCTTCTGCCATTTCCAAGGTGATATAAAGCACGTTTTGTCCTGCGGATAAATTGGCAGAAGCAAAGTGGCACATCGCCAAAGATTTTCCAACACCAGTTCCAGCGAGTATAATATTAAGAGTCTTATTTGATACACCACCTTTGGTAATCGTATTAAATAAAGATAGATCAAATGGTATTTTATCTTCTTGTAGATGATAAAAGTCGTATCGGTTATTTGCGTTTTCAAAATAGTCGTGGCCAACATTAGTATCGAAAGACACACTTAGCGCCTTTGATAATATACCAGGGATAGCACCATTTGTGAGTTGTTGTTCCTTTCCATCTATGATGCCAATTGATTTTATGATTGCTAGATATACTGCTCTTTGCTTACACCATTCCTCGGTCGAGTTCAGTAGCCATTCTCGATTCACTTCCTCATAATTATTCAATTCAACAATGAGATTATGTATTTCATTACGATTTGCTTTATTTATATAATCTGAGTTTTGAAACTCAACGTCGAGCGCTGCCGAGTTAGGAAGTTTATTAAACTTACTCAAAAATTGTAGAATAAGTTGATAAACGGGCTGATGCTCATTTTCGAAATATTCCGCCTTTACGTGCGGTAAAGCCTTTCGGCAATATTCTTCATCAGCCGTTAGATTCTTGAGTATCAGTGTTTGCAGGTTTGTCATTCTTTGATTTTTCTTCAATTAGTGCGGTTAGTATATTACCAATATAATTTTTGAATTCTTCGCTTTCTTCTATTTCTTCTTTTGTTAAATGTTTTGGATAATCCTCAAGACGCCAGTCAAAACTAACTTTTGCTCGATCATTTTCGGCATCTTCGCTAATGTCTACTTTTCCATAAGTGTATATCACATCTTTAAATGGACCAACCTTTATCTTTAACGAGTATAACTCGCTATCAGGTCTTTCTACAAAGCCAATCATTTCGTCTAAGTTGTCTGAATCACTCATCTTCTTCTGTTCCCATTATTGATTTATACGCTACCTTATAACGTTGTTCGATGTGTTCAGAGAAATCTGTTTTTTCAAATACATTTTCCCAAAATTCTTTCTTAAGTGTATCTTTCATGCGGACATTTCCAGAAAGTTCTTCGCCTGTTGCAGGATTTTTTGCTTGATACCAACCATTCTTAGGTTTAATAACATATCCTGTTTCGAGTGCGACTTCAGTAAGACCAGACCATTTTTCGATTCCACCTTCCCATGAGACTGAGATTGGAATTTTTGACTTTTCTTTTACAAATCGTGACTTTTCAACGTTGATTACAAAATCATATCCTACAACTTCTGTGCCAACTTTGTCTTGGCGACGACCAATAATCCATACGTTATCAGCAGAATACATGACGCCTGTTCCGCCTGATACCACGGCTTTTGGAAATAATCCTTGTTCCATATATGTATGATTGATTGCTAGCAATGGTACATCCTTTAGCGTAAGCATCGGTGTGATCATACGGAATAGACCTTTTAGCGCCTTAGCGCGTGTCATGTCTGCAACTGACTTCATGTTTTCAGCGTCTTCAACTTCTTTCTTTGAAGCGATATTACCAACAGAGTCAATAATTACAATCACTTTGTCTTTACGTTCAATTTCATTTAACTGATGAACAAGATCAAACTTAAGTTCTTCAATATTCGTAACAGGTGTATGAAGTACTCGACTTGTATCTACATCAAATGCTTCAAAATAAGATTGTGGTGAACCAAATTCTGAATCATAAAATAGCAATACTGCATCTTTATGTTTCTTTAAATAAGCGCTTGCCATAAGTAACGCAAATGAAGTTTTAAAGTGTTTTGATGGTCCTGCTAAAACCGTAAGTCCAGAGGCCAAACCTCCATCGATTGATCCTGAAAGTGCAACGTTTACCATTGCAACTGGTGTCGGCGTAAGCTCTTTTTCGCCGAATAATTTTGAATCAGAGAGAACATCAGCTCCTGTGACTCGACTTGATTTTTTTAATTTTTCTAATAGTGACATATTTTTCTTTAATTTAAGCTAATATTATACCAAATATTGAGCGATTTGTACATGTTAAAAGAACAATGAGAGATCATTGCTTTTCGACTTTTCGGTCCAGCATTTCCCTTGCCAGTGTGGATAAGATGCTCGAGACAAATGGACCGATTGGGGTTTTTCCATTTTATCGAAATCGAGTTCTTTTCGAGTATTCATAAGATTATTTACCCATTCATAAACATCCGTATTTGATTTTAGTTTTTCGACAAATGCATTTCGTACATCTGTTCGTTCAGCCCAAGTTCCGAAAAATGGTGTTCCTTTATACCAACCAGTTTTCGGCACTTTTCGAGATTCATTTTCGATGGGTAATGGTTCCCACGCTAAAGTTTTTGCATTATATAATTTTGAAATTCTTTCGAGCTCAGCAGCATATCTATCTGCTAATTTTTCGGCTTCAACTATTGAATTATCGAATCTACACAAGTGATGGCGAATATCAATATTTCCAAAATATGTTTCAATTATATTGTATTCTCCATTCTCAGGAATAAAGGTTTCAAATCCACGGTTTATTGATCCGTGTAAAGTTGAAAACGGCCGAGAAACATTTTCCCATTTTGGCCGATACATGCATATTGCATGACTATCGCCTATTGCGATGTTGCGATATCTTTGTAATTTATTTGGATCAACAGTTCTTGATCTGTTTTGTACATCTTCTAAGCCTTCCCAATCTACATCATTCCATTCTAGATTTGCTTTCTTTAATCTATCTTGAAACATCGTGGCATAATCTGGAAAATCTACTATTAAAGAATTTACCTCTCCTCTGAATTTCGAAAGAGCTACTAGAAACTCTCTATTTCCATAAGCCTGAATACCACCAAATAAATTTAAATTCCCGCTCCAATCACTTCCGTGATAAAAAGCAATGCTGTCGTATTCAGCGTAATCTTTAATTTTATTTGATACTAAATTGATTGATAATTCGCGGCCAGATTCCTTTATCTGATCTGCGTATATAATTGCTTGAGACGCTTTATGCGAATGTATTTTATCTGATATTGGTCCTAAACTAGTCAATAATGTTTTCATCTTTTTTCCACTTTCTATATGAATTAATACTTGTATAAAGAGATTCGTCTTTTAAAATTGGTTCGGTTCCTACATTCCAAAATAAAATATCTTTTCTACTATTTTTTGGAATATACCTCCACGCTTTTCCGTCATAAGTATTAACACTTGGAAATGGTGGTAAATTCTCTTTAATCTCTTTCGTAAATGGTTCAGGAGCAGAGATGATATTTTTATGACCGATTTCTCCTCTTTTCATATTCCTTGAAACTGCTACACAGTGGAATTTTGCATTTGGCCAAGCTATTTGTAGCGCTCGGTGTAAAACTCCTGTTGATATTACAGTCCAAACTTCTTCAGGCTCTGGGATTTTTGATGCTACTTTAACAAAACCTGCTGTAACAAGTTCGTGCTTTAAACCAAGCGGAATAAAATAAGTATCATCATTTTCATCTGCCCACTTTTTTGCAATTGCATTTAAATTTGGCATAGCTGCAATCCTATGAAATTCGTAATCCGCCCCCTGTTCAATACAACACGCTTGATGATGCGAGATTTGTTTCGAAGAAGGCATAAAAAGTTTCACCTTTTTGTTATGGCGCTTCGCCACGCTTAACAATGAAACTCCTGCAAGACCAGTTCTTGGTTGAACATAGACCAATGTTTTTTGTTTTATATTTGAAATTAAACAATCTCCTCCTCGAACTTTACTACCAACAAGTAAATCATCTCTTACTACACGAACACCGTCGTGCGTCTCCACAATCGGGTCAGGATTTGGATCTTCCCAATCTTTTGCTAAATTTAAATAGTAGTCTTTTGCTTCTTGGCGATTTGATACTCCGTATAATCTTAAATCGTCAACGTCTTTATTTAAATTGTCTATAGTGTGGTTGTTATGAGCCATTATTTTTTAAGTGAAAATGAATTTGGATAAATCCAGTTGTATGGTATTTTCTTTGTGGTTTGTTTTACTCCGTGACGAATAAAGAGGTGTTTACACCACATACACGCCTTATCTTCTATATTAATATTATAATGTCTTTCCATTGGATTATCAATATGTTCAGATAATATTTTAAACTGATGCACTAATTCTTCTGCTTGAGAATTGATAGGAGAATAATTTCCAGATATTTCGTCTAGTGCAAATTTTGTTTTTCCAAATAAATTTTTACCACCAAATATTTGCCATAATCCGTAAAAAGATAGAGTACCTGGAGTAACCCAGCTTTCAGGATCAACAAGATCTGGTCGAGCCATTGCGATGTGTCGCGAAAGGTTTTTATACGGATACATCACGTTTCGAAATCCATATTTTTCTTTTGTGTGTTTTTCTAATTTACTCGCGAGCTCCATCATAGTTAAAGGACGATCGCTACTAAGTAGATCGTAGCAATCTTCAGCAATCAATTGTGGTATCTCACAAAGCCATTCTCTTACAATTGTACCTTTAGGATAATATATCTGAAACAAATCAGAACGTGCGTGTCTTTCATTCGCGAATCTTGATTTCATAGCTTCGATTCCTCCATCTCGCAATGCTCGAAACGTAAGCCAATGTCGTTACTAAATGACCAAACAATTGTATGATGTAAAAGTTTTTTTAAATCTTTTCGTTTTTCATTCTTCTACATATGGCATTTCGTCCCAGTGTAGTCGATGAGAAAATTGTTGTGGATTTGATTTAAGCAAAGGTTCTTCTCTTACATCATATGCTCTACAAAACTCAAAAAACTTTTGAAATCTTTCTTCGAGAGACCAATTTTCTAAAAGACAATTCGTCGGCTTATTGCCTTTCATAATAGGTTCAGATGTATTTTCATACGTAATCTGATTTTTTTCTTCAATAAAATTTTCTAAAGTGTTTTGCATTTTTCTTGATAGTCTTCTACAGTTAAACCGACTTCTTTTATTATTGTATCGTCTGAAGGATGGTTCTTAATACCATTAAACGTTTTAATTAGTCCAAGATCGAGCATGGCTTTTTGTCTTCCATAAGGATGATCTTTAATGCTTGATGAATTCCATAGAGTATCCATATTTACATCAGCATAATCGTCTCCAGGTCGAACATAGTTTTCAATCCATCGAATAAAATCACACGCAACATCTTCTGCGTTATAAGGCAATGAACCTGTTTCTTCGTAAATGAGTTTCATGACACTATCTAAGAATTCTTCAGACTTTTTACCCTTACCATTTGGTGTGTCTGCTAGGTATCCAATACATTCGACTGCATTCGTTCCATAGTAGAACATTGATTCTGTATTGACAAACTCAGGAAACCAATCTGCAATATCTGCTATGATAGCTGCATACTGAAAACGATAGACTCTTAGATTGTTGGTCTTATTCCACTCGAACATCCAATCACCGATTTCTCGTAGATCTAACTTCTTGTTGCTGGTCTCCAAAAATGTGGCAAGTTCTCGAGCCAATCTTGGAGCAAACTCACAAAGGAAGTAATCTCCGCCTCTCTTGTACACATAATCACCTTCGATACCAAATAATGGTGCAGCTTCGACCTTTGGTTTAGGTGGTTTAGGGAATGCGGGAAACTGATAACCAATCGAGGTATAGAATGTCTTATTCGCGAACCTTACTTGGTCACACATTTCCTCAATCGTATCTGCCTGCCATAAATCAAACAAGAGTGTATTATGATATCCACTTGGCTTCGTGCCATAATTAATAGCAGAACCACATACACGGTGTAAGATAAAAACATATAACCATTCGGGTAATCCAAATGTATCTCGCTTATTGTTCCATTTTGTGGCTACTTCTTTTCGTTGTTTGGTATAAAGTCCTGCCTCCATACGTGACCAATATGGATGATCTTCTGACCACCCATAAAACGCATCATTTACGATCTGACTAAATCCTGCAAACTTACGTTCAACCACATCGTAAAGCTCAATCGTCTCCATTAAAGGATCGTTAAGCTGAGAGTCCTTATGTGGTATATGACCTAAGTTAGATTTATCTTGTTGGTCTTTAGCAAGCTTAAAGTAATATTTAAACTCATCATAATATAAAGTAGTTTTCACAAATTATTGGCCTATTGTCATTAGCCAGCATACTGCTATGCCGAGCGCTACAAATAATGCTATTGTCATATCTATTGGTATCATAGTTCGTCGTCCTCGTGGGTATAAATTTCGTCACCTACTGACATGCACGGAAGGCTTTCAAACACTGTTTGTTCAAAGATTAGATCTCCGTAATCATCTTCTCCCATTTCTGTGATCCACTCTGGAGGAGTTTCACTGAAACCATCTTCATACTTATAGTGTATATGTCCTTCGTTCGAATCTTCTTCAAGACGAATAGTTAGAGGTTTACCTCCAACGTCTAAATCGAAATCAATTACCTTTTTAAAGTAGACTTCGTTTGGTGGGTATTTTAGTTTTATTTTTGCCATAATATTATATATAGATTATTTCTACTTCTGCTTCTTTAAAGAAATCCATAGCGTCGCCGCAAGAATCGTTCCATCGTATGTTACTTGATTTTCCCATAACAACTTTTTTAATGCCAACTTGAATTAGTGCCTTTGCGCACTCATGACAACACGGTAATCCGTGTACATAAGCTGTCGAGCCTTTAAGGGAAACACCTGAGCGAGATGCGTTATAAATTGCATTCATTTCAGCATGGACTATTCGAGTATATTTTACTTCTCGCTCTTGATATAAAAGGGGGTCATCATCCATACCTCGAGGAAATCCGTTATATCCTTGAGACAAAACTTGACCAGAATTTCCAATAACTACAGCACCACATTGCGTCGATGGATCTTTTGACCATTGCGCAATATCGCGAGCTAAGTCCATGTATCTTTTATGCCATTTATTGCTCATTAGTCAATGTATTCAGACTTCAAATCATACAAAGATTGTTTAGGCTTTTGTGTATCTTCGACAATCTCATTGACTGAAGTACACTCTTCTGTAACCGTTTTTCGATTCAAGAAGTCATTCTTTGGATCTTGGCCTTGCATTCCTCCGCGCATGTATGAAACAATAAATGATCCATAATTAATTAGATCTTTTGCTGAATCTTCAAGAGATTCAAAATTAGGATCATAGTCAGGATCATTTTCCATTGCTTCAAGAACCGATTGCATACGCAAAACCTTTGCGTTAACAATATCGATAATCGTTGCTATACCTCGAGGATAATAGTCTGCTTGTTTAATGCGACTATTCGGATTTTGGTAATCGTTAGATTTTTTAAGTTGCAATTCTGCACACTCTTGTAATACTTTAATTGATTCTTTTTCAGCTTTCATAGGTTATATTATACCACATTTTTTGTGTTTTGTAAAATAAATTGTTTAGTTATTTTATCCCAATGATAAATTCCGTGAAGAGAATATTCTCCTGTTCGAAAATCTCCGATAAAAATATAAAGTATATCGGAGATTCTCCATTTGTTGTCTCTACACTCAATTAGTTTCGCCTTTACTTTTGGAAGAGATGTTACTTTGACTTCGACTTCTTTTCCTTCTGAATTAAAGACATCTTTATATTGTTCTGGATTATCGGTAAAACCTTCTTTTTCCATTAAATAAACTTCAGCTGCTTGTCCATACAAGCACGATTCAAATATTTGCATTAATGTTCGACCCCTTCGAGATGCTTCTGAACCTTTATATATTTCTTCGGCTTCGGCTTTTGCCCGAGCTTTTAG